GGGCCATCGCGGGCCACCCGGCGACCCTCTGGCACCCGTCTTACCCCGAGATCGACGAGTGGATCGGCCACCGCGAGGCCGTGCTGATCGGCGGCGGCACGACGGTCGGGCTGCAGGCCCTATCGATCGCCTACGCGCTCGGCCACCGCAAGATCCACCTGTTCGGGTTCGACAGCAGCTTCTCGGAGGCTGGCGAGGGCCATGCCTACCCGCAGGAGCTCAACGACGCCGACGACAAGCAGGAGTTCCGCGTCGGCGACCAGCGCTTCATTGCCGCGCCGTGGATGGCCCGGCAGGCAATGGAGTTCCAAGTAGCGTCCCGTCAGTTGTGCGATGGCGACGCGGAATTGTATGTTCACGGCACGGGCCTTCTCCCGGCCATAGCCGCCCTCATGGGCAAATAAGAAAGGACCCCACCATGCCTATCCCCTCTCGCGTGCAGGCTTCCGGCAATTCGGGCCTCGCCACCATCTCCATCTGCGGCGACGGCGCCACCGGCCTGACCGCGACCGGCTCCGCCGCGACCGACGCGCTGCAGCTCTCGGCTGTCTGGAACACCGTGGGCACCACGGCGGCCGGCACGGGCGTCAAGCTGCCGCCGACCGAGGCCGGCGCTATGGTGTGCGTCTACAACGCTGGCGCCAGCACGCTGAAGGTCTACCCGGCGACCGGCTCGACGATCAACGCCGCCGCCGCTTCCCTCGACGTCACGGCAACCACGCGCGTCCTGTTCATCGCCACGTCCGCGACGACGTGGATCTCGATCGCGGGCGCGTAAGATGCCGCTGGATAGCGACGAAGCAAACGCCGACGCCAAGCTCCATGTTGAGTTCTACACCAACAAGGAGGTTGGCCGCCCGTTCATCCGCATCATGGTGCCTGGCGACACGACCAACATCATCGACCAGCCCGTGCGCGATGACCACAAGGAGCGGTTTCCGCGCCAGTGGCTGCACTTCCAAATGCAGAACGAAAATGGGGACATTCCTGGCACGAAGCTGCAGGAATGGCACGACGCCGCTCCTTCTGACATCACCGATGCCCAGGTCGCCGAGCTGCAGATCCTGAAGTTTAGGACCGTCGAGCAGGTCGCCACGGCATCCGACGCGCAGATGATGCGCGTCGGCATGGGTGGCGTCGGGCTGCGGCTGCGCGCTCAAGCGTTCTTGCGTTTGAAGTCGGAGTCCACCAGCAACTCCGAACTGGTCGAAGCGAAGGCGAAGCTTGCGGCGCTGGAGGCCCAGGTTGCGGCGCTTGTTGCCGCGCGCGAGGACGCGCCACGTCGCGGCCGTCCGCCGATGACTGACAGGAGTGCCTGACATGGGCTCGACGATGGTTCAGCTTGTCCAGCAGGTGACAAACGAGCTGGGCGTCGTCAGCCCGTCGACGGTTTCGGGCAACACGTCGCAGGACGTGATCCAGATCCTCGCGCTGATGAATGCCAGCGGCTACGAGCTGCTCAAGCGCCACGATTGGCGAGAGCTGACGAAGCCCTACAGGTTCACGGTGCAGTATCTGGTCACGACCGGCACGTGGTCGACATCATCGGCTGCCGTGACCGGCATTCCCGACACCACGGGCCTTGATACGACTTACATGGCTGTCGGCACGGGCATCAACCAAGATACGTTCATCCAGTCCGTCGACAGCGGCACGCAGGTGACGCTGAACCAGATCCCGAGCTCTGCGGGCGTCGCCGCCAGCATCACGTTCGCCAAAACCAAGTACTCGCTCCCGACAGATTACGACGCGCTCGTGCCGCGCACTCAATGGGACAAGTCAAAGCGCTGGGAGATGCTCGGCCCGGAGAGCCCGCAGCAGTGGGAATGGCTGCTCTCGGGCTACATCTCGACCGGCCCGCGCATCAGGTGGAGGCTCTACGGCGGCTACTTCCAGATCTGGCCGCCCACCACGACCGCCGAGTATCTGGGTTTTGAGTATCGCAGCAAGGGTTGGGCGTACTCGGCCGCCGGTACTGTCAAGAACAGCTTCACCGCCGACGACGACACATGCATCTACCCGGATCGCGTCGTCGTGCTGATGACCAAGCTGAAGTACTTCGAGGCGAAGGGCTTCGACACGACGGCAATCTATCGCGATTTCCTGCGCGAGCTGGATACCGCAATGGCGCAAGACATGTCTTCGGCGAACCTGTCGTTCGCGCCGCGCCCTGGCACGGTGCTGATCGGCTACGACAACATCCCAGACAGCGGTTATGGGTCCACCTGACGATGGCGCGCCCGGCACCCATCCTGCGCACCGCTAAGCGCGCATCGGCGCGGGTGGCATCGCTTCCTGCTCCCATCGGCGGTTGGAACGCGCGCGACAGCTTGGCGAACATGAAGCCGACCGACGCGGTGTCGCTGGAAAACTATTTCCCGACCGCGACGAACGTCGTGCTGCGCGGCGGGTTCCAGAAGCACGTCACCGGCTTTGCGAGCGCTGTCGAGACGCTGATGGCGTACAACGGGGCGACCGCGCAGAATCTGTTTGCTTGCTCTGGCACCGCCATCTACGACGCAACGACGCCTGGCGCGGTCGGCGCGGCGGTGGTGTCCGGCCTATCGAATGCGCGTTGGGAATACACAAACGTCGCGACGTCAGGCGGAAATTACATGTACTGCGTCAACGGCGCAGATAGCCCTCGGCTATACGACGGGTCGACATGGACAGCGATCACGGGCGTTTCGGTTCCGGCAATCACGGGCGTGACAACGACCGACCTCGACAACGTGATCCTGTTCAAGAACCGTGTCTGGTTTACGCAGAAGAACACGCTCAAGGCTTGGTATCTTCCGACGTCGTCCGTGGGCGGAGCCGCACAGTCACTGGACCTGTCGTCGATTGCACGCAAGGGCGGCTATCTGCTGACGATGGGTGTGTGGACCATCGATGCTGGCTATGGCCTCGACGACAATCTGGTGTTCGTGACAAGCCAGGGCGAGATCATCATCTATCGCGGCACCGACCCCGCGAACGCGTCGACATGGTCGCTCATCGGCGTCTATGCGATGGGCGCCCCGATCGGCAAGCGATGCCTTGGCAAGTTCGGCGGCGATCTTGCCTACATCGCCTATGATGGCCTGTTTCCGCTGTCATCTTCGCTTGTCAGCGCACGAGTGTCGCCGCAGCGCGTGGCTCTGACAGACAACATACAAGGCGCTTTTGCGGCTGCCACGACGGCTTATGGATCAAACTTTGGCTGGGAAGTTTGCGTCATCCCGAAGTACAACGCCATTCTGGTGAACGTGCCTGTGGCGGCCGGAAAGCAGCAGCAGTATGTGATGAACACCATCGTGCAGAGCTGGTGCAATTTCACCGGCTGGCCGGCTAGCTGTTTTGTCCTGCACAAGCAAGATCCCTATTTTGGCGGTCCTACCTATGTCGCCCGCGCATGGACCGACGATCACGCCGATGACGGCGCCGCAATCTCCGCTGGCGCGCTGCAGGCCTTCAACTACTTCGGCTCGCGCGGAACGCAGAAGTATTTCACGCGCGCACGCCCCAATTTGTTCGCTGACGGGCAGCCTTCGGTTTTCGTGGGTATGAACGTCGACTTCCAGATCATCAACCAGGCGGCGCCGTTGTCCTACTTGGCCGCAGCAGCGCCCGTTTGGGACACGGCCGTCTGGAACAACTCGAACTGGGGCGACAGCACGATCATCACGCTGAACTGGCAGGGCGTGACGGGCATCGGCTATTGCGGGGCCGTCAATTTTCGTTCTGCCAGCAAGGGGCTGTCGCTTGAATGGGCTTCGACGGACGTCGTGTTCCAGCAGGGCTGGGCCGGCGTATGATCGTCACCGGACCGGATGTCGGCCACTGGGTGATGGGACGCATTGGTGGGTTCTTTGACCCCGTTTGCATGTCGGCCATTGGCTGGAACAGCAACGGCGTACTGACCGCCGGCGCATCCTACCGCGACTGGAACGGCGTCAGCATTGAAGGCCAGATTGCCGCAGACAAGCCATTGACCCGAAGCTTCATTTTGGCGATCTTTGACTATCCGTTTCGCCAGCTGGGCGCTCGCAAGATCATCGCGACGACCACCGCGGACCACATCCGCAGCATTCGCATCTTGCATCGCCTTGGTTTTGCCGAGGAAGCGCGCCTGCGCGAAGCATCGCCAGGCGGCGACCTCTTGATCTACAGCCTGCGGCGCGAGGAGTGCCGCTTTGTCGGAGGCGTCTATGGGCAAGAGAGCATCGGCACCACCTGCGCCTGACTACGCGGGAGCCGCGCGAGCACAGGGCGCGGCCAATGTCGAGGCCGCGCGTGCCTCCGCGATGCTGTCCAACCCGAACATCATCGGGCCGCTTGGCACGCAGACGGTGACCTATGGCAACGAGGTTTTCGACGAAGCTGCTTACAATCGCGCAATGGAAACATACCAGTCGCGCGGCGGTCGCGGCGAAATGCCTACCGAAGCGCAATTCACGGTACAGAACCAAGAGACCGGCGCGTATGGCCTCGACCAGCCGGGATACATGCGCGCCTTGGCGCAGTGGGCAGCGGCCGGCGGTGCGGCTCCAACGCGCGAACAGTTCACAACTCGAACCAACCTCGACATTCCGACAGTTCGGCAGACCCTGACGCCCGAGGCGCAGGCGACGTTGGAGGCTCAGCAGCGCGTTGATCGGCAGCTAGCGCAGCTCGGAGAGCAGGGCATCGGGACGGCGCAGCGAGCGCTTTCCACTCCATTTACACCAAATCTTCCGCCAGTTCGGACGGATCTTGGATTGTATGGCGATGTTGCGCGCGCTCCCGACATCACCGGCATGGGCATGGCGCGCGGCGGACCAACCGCGCCGTCGCTGCAGGTTGGCCTCGGTTACACCGGAGAAATCTTGGGCGCGCCGGATCTAACTGCGGCTGGCATCGCCCGTGGCGGCGTGCGTGCGCCGCGCCTGCAGGGCGGCTTGGAGCCCGTTGGCGGCCCGGTGCGCGGCGTATCGCTGACCGGGCTTGGGCAGGCGGAAACGGACGTTCTTGCGCCCAGCCTGCGCTCCAACATCGATCTGACCGGGTTGGCGGCCATGCCCGTTGGCGCCGGCGCAACCGCCCAGCAGGCCATT